GCTGTGAAGTGTTCGGCATGGGCCGCGATAGCGAAGCGCCCTCTGTTGGCATGCTGCTCCACGCGGGCTTCATGAAGCTGTCCCGCGCGATTGAAGAGCATGGCGGATGACTAGGGACGAGGCCTACATCGCTCAACGCAGCGATGCTCGCTACGTCAAGATAGTAGACCTCGAAGACCAGCAAGACCCTGCCATCTCCATGATGGCTACCTTCGGCTCAAAGCAGCCGAGACATTTCGTACACGTCGAAAAGATGCCTCTCCGCAAGAACTGGCGAGAGAGAGCCATCGCACATTTCATCAACGAGAGAGAAAGGGCTTAAATCATGGGCGCACTCATTGGAATCATGCTGGCTCTTGGCCTTACGGCCGGCGCCATCAAGCATCAGGGCGAACTCCCCAAGAAGTGGGAACCGAAGCCCTGCGATGTCCTGACCGGCTGCAAACATCCGGCGTTTAAGTAATCGATATGCCAGCCGGCCGCCCGAGTCTCTATGATCCATCCTATTGCGAGCGGGTCATAGACCTTGGGAAGGCTGGTAAAAGCCAGGTTCAAATTGCCTGCGCGCTCGATGTCGATCCAAAGACATTGAGAGATTGGGCTGAGAAGCATGAGGAATTTTCCCTAGCTCTTACGCGCGCGAAAGCCCACGAGCAGGATTGGTGGGAAACCGCCGGCCAGCAAGGCCTCACAGCGGATAAATTCAATTCCGCCGTTTGGTCGAAGAGCATGTCGGCGCGGTTCCGCGATGATTACACCGAGCGGACCAAGCAAGAGCACTCCGGCCCCGATGGTGGGCCCATAGCTGTACAGCGTATAGAGCGCGTGATTGTCGATCCTAAAGCTTGAGACGCCGCGCGTCTTTCTGCCCCTCCTAAGGCCGGCTCGCTACAAGGGCGCACATGGGGGCCGTGGGTCGGGTAAGTCACACTTCTTCGCTGAGCTTATGGTCGAGGACAGTCTAGCTGAGCCCGGCAATTCAGGCGAGGGGCTGAGCGCTGTCTGTATCCGCGAGGTCCAGAAGACGCTGGCGCAGTCTTCAAAGCGCCTGATCGAAAAGAAGATCAGCGATATGGGCGTGGGGCATATGTTCCGCGTCTTTGAGGACAAAATCCAGACGCCGGGAGATGGGCTCATCATCTTCCAGGGCATGCAAAACCATACTGCGGAATCGATCAAATCGCTTGAGGGTTATAAGCGGGCGTGGGTGGAAGAGGCGCAGACTCTCTCCACAAGAAGCCTGACGCTGCTTCGCCCTACCATTCGTGCGGACGGTTCGCAGATTTGGGCCTCATGGAACCCGAGGCGCAAGACTGACGCGATTGACGAGTTTCTTCGTGGCCCGTCGCTGGAGAACGCGATTGTCGTTCAAGCCAATTGGCGCGACAATCCGTGGTTTCCATCCGAACTAGACGCTGAGCGCCGCCTAGACCTCGAAAGATACCCGGATAGATACGAGCACATTTGGGAAGGCGATTACGTCAAGGCCTTCGAGGGTGCGTACTTTGCCCGTGTACTGGCGGAAGCCAAGTCTCAGGGGCGCATTCGGTTTGTGCCGGCCGATCCGCTACTCCCAAAGCGCGCGTATTTCGACCTTGGCGGATCTGGCGCAAGCGCAGACGCGATGGCGATCTGGATCGTCCAGTTCGTCGGCTCAGAGATCAGGGTTCTCGATTACATCGAGGGTGTTGGCCAAGTGCTGGCCTACTACGTCAGCGAGCTGCGGCGGCGCGGCTATGACGAAACTCTGATGATCCGCCTGCCTCACGACGGCGTGAACGAGAACAACATCACCGGCAAGCGGTATGAAGATCACCTTCGCGATGCCGGGTTCCGCGATGTGGCGGTTATCAAGAATATGGGCCGTGGAGCCGCGATGATGCGTGTTGAGGCAGTTCGGCGCGTGTTTCCGAAGTGCCTTTTTAACGAAGCGACGACAGAGGCCGGACGAGACGCTCTTGGGTATTACCATGAGCGTAAAGACGAAGAGCGCAATGTCGGCCTTGGCCCCGAGCATGATTGGTCGTCTCACGGTGCCGATGCGTTTGGTTTGATGGCGGTCGATTATGAAGAGCCGGCCAAGGGCAAGGCCTTTAACCGCGAGCTGAAATACGCACCGCTAGGGATTCATTGATGACGAAACTCTCCGAAACCGAGCTTCAGGGCATACTGAAGGCCAACAAGGCCGACGCCCTGAGCGCGGATGAGTCGTCAAAGCTGTCCGAAGAGCGCACGCGCGCGCTTGATATGTATCTCGGAGATATGGACAAGATCATGCCGGCCCCGGCGGATCGGTCGAGAGCCATATCAACAGATGTCGCGGATACCGTCGAAGGCCTGATGCCAAGCCTGATGGAGATCTTCGCATCTGGCGATGAAGTTGTTCGGTTTGAGCCGGTGGGCCCGGAAGACGAGGAGGCCGCCGAGCAGGAGACGGATTACGTCAATCACGTCTTCATGCAGCGGAACCCGGGCTTCCTGATCCTCTATTCCTTTATCAAGGACGCGCTGCTTTCCAAGAACGGCATTGTGAAAGTCTGGTGGGAAGAAAAGGAAGAGGAAGAGCGTGAGACGCTGTTCGACCTGTCCGATGATGCCTACATCATGCTCAGGGCCGAGATCGAGCTTGAAGGTGACGACAAGCGAGAGATTGTCGAGCACAGCGAACACGACCCCGAAGAGCCGGTCATTGACCCGCTCACAAACCAGCCGGTCCCGGTCAAGCTGCACGATGTTACGATCCTGACAAAGCGCGTGTATGGCTGTGCCAAGGCGGAACCTGTCCCTCCCGAGAACTTCGGCATATCCCGCCGCGCGCGATCGGTTCATGTCCAGGAAACCGATTATTGCTTTCACGAAGAGCCGCGCACCGAGCGCGACCTAATCTCCGCCGGGTATGACGAAAAGCAGGTCAAGGGCCTCCCCACAAGCGGCACCGACGACACCGACGAGTCGATGGCGCGCGATACGGTCGAGGATTCGGACGCGACCCGTGGCGCCGATCCGTCGGACAAGGGTTCCCGCGAGATTGATGTCACCGAGCACTATGTCCGTGTTGACATGGAGCAGGATGGCAAGCCGCGTCTCTACAAGATCACGACGGCGGGGCCGGGTGAGACGATCCTCCTGAGGGACGGCAAGCCCGACATCGAGATCATCGACATGATCCCGTTCGCGGCGATGACCCCGGTTATCATGACGCACAGGTTTTTCGGCCGCTCGGTCGCGGACCTTGTGATGGACATCCAGAAGATCAAGACTGCGCTTCTCAGGCAGCTTCTGGATAACGCCTATCTCGCGAACAACCAGCGCATCGAGATTGCCGAAGAGAACGCGGGCGAGAAGACGCTCGACGACCTTCTGTCGAACAGGCCCGGCGGTATTGTCCGCACGAAACGGGCCGGTGGTCTTGTGCCGATTCCGAACCAGGAAATCGGTTCATTTGCCTATCCCTTGCTTGAGTACACGGACACGACCCGCGAATGGCGCACGGGTGTCACGCGGCAGGGACAGGGCATCGACGCCGACGCTTTACAGAACCAGTCGGCTACGGCTGTCGCGCAGACCTTTAGCGCCGCTCAAGCCAAGATGAAGTTGATTGCGCGGATCTTTGCCGAGACCGGCATCCGGGACCTGTTCTCGCTCTTGCATGCCACGATCCGCAGAAACGACAAGCAGGAAAACACGGTCAGGCTGCGAAACAAATGGGTCAACATCGACCCGCGCCAGTGGAAGTCCCGTTCCGACATGACCATCAGTGTCGGTCTGGGCAATGGCGGCAAGGAGCAGCAGGCGATGTTCCTGATGCAGATCCTCGGCCTTCAGGAAAAGGCGCTGGCGTCTGGAACGAACCTGACCGAACCGAGCAAGATTTACAACGCGCTTCAGAAGCTGACACAGCTCGCCGGCTTCAAGAATGCGGACCTGTTCTGGTCTGACCCTGACGACCCGCAAAACCCGCCGAAAGAGCCGCCCCCCGATCCGAAGATGATCGAGGTCCAGCAGAAGGGCGAGATCGAGCGCGAGAAAATGCAGATGGACGCGCAGTTGAAGCGCGAACAGATGCAAATGGAATTCCAGCTCAAACAGCAGCAATTGGCGGCCGAGTTGGAATTGAAGCGTCAGGGCATGATGGTCAATGCCCAGGTCAAGGCAGCGACCGCACCTGTACGCATGGGCGGCGACGTTGGCTGATAAATCGCAGCTCAGAACAGATGCTTCACGGGGCAAGGAGGCGGAAACCCTTCTGAACTCGGCTCTTATGGTCGAGGCGTTTGAAGCCCTCGAAAAGCAATACACCCAGGCATGGAAAGATTCGCTGGTACGCGACACGGATGCCCGTGAACGCCTCTGGCAAGCCGTTCAGATCGTCGGGAAGGTAAAGACGCACCTTCAGATCGTCGCTCAGAACGGAAAACTGGCCCAGATCGAACTCAATCAATCGGCTGAATAGCCAATCCTGAGCGATCTGACGCCCTAACCACACGGAGCAATGATGTCTGATACAAACGCCGCGAGCGAAGGCTCGCTGACGATGGAAGAGGCTGTCTCGGTTTATGAGGCGCCTGAAGAAGAGATTGCCGAAAGCGCAGCTCCCGAAACGGTCGAGCGCCCGGAGGCCGAAGAATTGGCATCGGAAGATGCTGACGCCGCCCCTCAAGACGAGCCCAGCGGTGAAGACGAAGACCAGAGCGAGGCCGACCCGGAAGATGATCTTCCGTCCATCGAGCCGCCGAGGTCATGGACCAAAGAGGACAAGGAGCTTTTCAAAACCCTCCCCCGTGAGAGTCAGGAACGACTGCTCGAAATCGACAGGGCCAGAGAGCTTGAGGTTCGCAGAGGTCAGAACGAGAACGCCGAACGAGAGAGAACCCACAGGGAAGCTCTCCAGCGTCTCGAAGCGGAAAGGCAGCGGTATGAAGCTGCGTTGCCGTCCCTGTTTCAGCAGTTCCAGAACGATTTTCACACCAAGTTCCAGGACATCAAGACCTGGGATGACGTTGCGAAAATGCGGAATGAAGATCCGCTTCGTTTCATGGAATGGCAGACCGAACGCGAGAAGGGCCAGCAGCTTCAAGCTCAGGCCGAACAAGCGCAAACCCGCCAGCAGCAGGAATGGCAATCACAGTTTCAGGCGTGGACTCAGCAAGAGGACCAGAGGTTCGCTGAGATCGCCCCTGAATTCTTTGACCCGAAGACCGCCCCTCAATTTCAGCAGCAGGCTGTCGATCTCCTTGAGAGTGTCGGCATAACCCGCGACGAAATCCGGGCGAGTTGGGAGGGTCGCGCAAGCTTCAGCATTCGCGATCATCGATTCCAAACGATCATTCGTGATGCCATGAAATACCGCTCCGCAAAATCCGCCGTAAAGACAGCGCCTGCAAAGCCGACGCCGCCTGTACAGCGACCAGGAGCCGCTCCCCAGAGGGGAGATTCCAAAAAAGCACAGAACGCCGACGCGATGAAGAGGCTGTCTAAAACCGGGTCCATCCATGACGCGCTCAAGGTGGACTTCTGACTCCACTCTCATCTCTAAGGAGGCCTTGAATGGCCGTTTATGACAACACCTTCTCGACGACCAATGCGGTCGGCAATCGGGAAGAACTTTCGGACGTGGTGTCCCGCATCACGCCGGAAGACACGCCCATCTACTCGTACATCTCCAAGGGCTCGTGCAAATCGGTCCATCCCGAGTGGGAAACCGACGCGCTCGCCGCCCCGGCGGAAAACATCCGCCAAGAAGGTGAAATCTACTCGTTTGGCGAAGTGACCGCTCCGTCCCGCATGGGCAACTATACCCAGATCATGCGCAAGGACTGGATCATCTCGAACACGCAGGAAGTCGTGGACGAGGCCGGCAACGTTCAGAAGCGCAAGTACCAGAAGCTCAAGAAGGGTGTTGAGCTGCGCAAGGACGTTGAGCTTGCGATCGTGACCAACAACGCTTCCGTTGGCGGTTCGACCCGTGAGTTCGGTGGTCTCCCGACCTGGATCACGTCGAACGTCGATCGTGACGGCGGCGGCTCCAACGGCGGCTATAATTCCGGTACGGGCCTGACGGTCGCGGCCGGCGACGGCTCCCAGCGCGCATTCTCGAAAACCATTCTGGATAACGTGATGCAGCAGGGCTACGAAGAGGGCGCCAATTTCCGCGCTCTGTTCGTGTCGCCGTACGTCAAGAGCGTATTCGTGACGTTCATGTCGTCTTCCAACGTCGCTCCCTTCCGCTACGCGGTCGAGAACGGCGAGAAGAACTCGATCATCGCGAATGCGGACATCTACGAGGGTCCGTTCGGCAAGCTGATGGTGAAGCCGAACCGTGTCATGGCGACGAGCGCGGGTGTTGCCCGCAATGCGTTTGCCGTTGACCCGGAGATGCTCTCCTTCCTCTGGCTCCGCAAGATCCAGGAAGACAAGGACGTGACGGTGAATGCCGACGCGGACGCTGGTGTCATCATCGGTGAGGGCACGCTGAAGGTCCACAATGAAAAGGGCCTCGGTGTCGCTGCTGACCTCTACGGCCTCACGGCCTCGTCGTAAGGAGATAGATAGATGAACAACCCGATTGCACCTATCACCTCCACGGCGAGCCTGACGCTCGACCAGTCGAAGCACCACAATGCGACGATCGTGATGGACAAGGCCGATGGCTGGACCGTCTCGCTTCCCGCAGCGACGGGCTCCGGCTTCAAGGTCCGTGTTTATGTCGGCACTTCGATCACCTCGAACACCGGCATCATTGCGGCGAACGGAACGGACGTCATTCAGGGCTGCGTTGCCCTGGCGACGGACGTTGCCGGCGTCACGGTTCCGACGACTGCCACATCCGACAAGATCCAGCTTAACGGCGGGACCACGGGTGGCATCCTCGGTTCCTTTGTGGACCTCACGGACGTGAAATCGGCAACCTGGATGGTTGGCGGCTTCCTCGTCTCGACCTCGACTGAAGCGACGCCGTTCGCGGCCACCTGATGCAGGTCAACATCGGTGGAGTGTCGGTCTATATCGGCATTCCGGTTTATGGCTCCATTCCACCGATCACAGCATTGTCCCTCGCGCACACGCTATTTCAGTGTGGCGCGCGGGGGATCTCAGTTGAAATTGGCATGAAGTCACGCGGTATCGTGACATGGGCGCGAGACGCGGTTCTTGACGGCTTCTTGAAGAGCGACAAGCAAAAGCTTTTCTGGATCGACTCGGACATGGCGTGGGAGCCCGATGCTTTCGCCAAGATGGTCGCGCTTTCGACCGTCCGCGATGTGGTTTGCGCGGCGTATCCAGCGAAGCACGACACGCCGGATTATCAGATCGCGGCTTCCGGCAAGCCCCAGACGACCGATGATCTCGGCCTTCTTGAGATAGACGGCACGGGCCTCGGCTTTACCATCATGGACCGCAGGGTCTGCGAGGCGGTTTCAAGGGGCTGTCCCGATCTTATCGATCAGGGAATGACCTACAAGCAGGTTTTTCGTACGGACGCCCATAACGGCTATCGCAGGGGCGAGGATATCGCCTTTTTCGCAGATATTCGTGAGCGCGGCTTTTCAATTCATCTCGACCCCACAATCGAACTTGGCCATGTCGGCACAAAACGCTGGCAGGGCCGGGCCATCGATCATTTCAAAGGTGCGGAATGACGGACAAGACGATCGAAATAGAGGTTTTGCGGGATTACTGGCTGAAAAACCCGGTTGAGGGCGAGCCGGCCATTCGCATTCGCGCCGGCACGGTTCTTCCGGCGCCTCTGGATGAGAAAACGCTGTCGTATATCGAGGAAGGCATCATCCGCCGCCACTCTCCAGCGGCAAAGGCAGAAGAGCAGGCCAAGAAGGACGCGGAAAAGAAAGCGTTTGTCGAAAAGGCCGTTGGTAGAAAGTAATGGTCATCCGCGACGGGGGCTGGAAGCTGTACGATTACGACTTCCAGACCGGGCGTTCTGTATGGATGTACGATGACGGGAACAAGACGGTTTTCCGTACGGACTACCCGGTCACATCGCTGATAGAACAGAACAAGTTGGCCTCAAAAGCCGTTGGCGATGACTGGAGCGGAGATTACCACCGGGTCGCCTCTGTGCCGCTCAATCTCATCTATGACGAAAATATCGGACTGGGAACGGCGATGCAGGAGGGTGACGACAAGTTCGTCTCCCGCTGGCTGAACGATTCCGACAACAGGGCGTGGCGCACGAAAGGCGGTAAGGTCTGATGTCGATCACTACGTTCTCAGAACTCAAAACCGCAGTTCTGAACTGGTCGGAGCGTTCCGACCTTTCCACCGTCGTCGATGACTTCATTACGATGGCGGAGAGCCGGTTCAATAAGGAACTTCGGCTGCGCGAGATGGAGGCACAGGACGACCTTACGCCGTCATCCGGCTCGGTCACGCTTCCAGCCGATTTTCTGGAAGTCATCCGCGTAAAGGCAAAGACAACGCCGGCTCGTGTGCTTGAATATGTCACGCCGGGCTGGGCGGATGACGCTTACCCGACTGCGACAGTTAGCGGCTACGGCTCGTTTTACACGCTTATTGGCTCGACGCTGAAGACCTATCCTCAGGTGTCATCCGACATCGAACTGACCTACTACCAGAAGATCACGGCCCTTTCCGATAGCAACACATCGAATTGGCTGCTGGCTAAAGCGCCAGATGTCTATCTCTTCGGAACGCTGGTTGAGCTTGCGATTTACAACAACGATGAACGTCTTGCCGTCTGGGGGCAGACGCTTGATCGCGCGATTGGCGCCCTTAAGATGGCGGATGCGTACGCCAAATCCGGCACGCCGGTACGTCGTTCTTCCGTGGCGACCGCTCCCTGATGCCACTCGCCAAGATCCCGTTCGGTGAATTCGCGCCGGACATTGCAGACCTCAATACGGGCGTTCTGCAAGCGGCTTTGAACGTCTATCCCGGAGCCAAATCATACGAGCCAGTTCCCGGGCTTGTGGCGTTCAGTGACGCGCTTTCCGGAGATGTGCGGGGTCTGTTTGCCTGCAAATCGACGACGGGTTCCACGGTCGTTTTCGCGTTTACCTCGACGAAGGCTTACAAGCTCTCTGGCGAGACGTGGACCGATGTGACTAACGCCGGCGGGGACTACACCCTTGCCGATGGTGATTACTGGCAGGGCGTGCAATTCGGAGAGTATTTCGTCGCCGTCGCTCCCGGCGAAGCCCCCCAGGAAATCGACATCGACAGCGGAACCGAATTTTCCGATGTCGCGGGAACTCCTCCTTCTGCGGGAGCCATCACGGTCTGTAACAACGTTCTCATCCTGTCGCGTCTCGACAGCGATCCTTATGGCATAGCCTGGTGCGACACGAACGACCGCACCGATTGGTCGGGTGGCAACTCAGGTTCCCAGAGCTTTGCCGAAGGCGGGCGCGTTCTGCATGTTTCCGGTTCGGCCAAGCTGATCGTTCAGGAAGAAGCGCTTCAACGTATAATCGTAACTGGTTCGACCGAAGCGGAGCTAGGCTACTTCAATTTCGACCGCATCGTTGCATCCAAAGGCACGATCACACCGTATGGGGTGATCAATTACGGCGGCGGAATCGCCTATCTGTCCGATGAGGGATTCTATATCGCGACGGCGGGCGAGCAGAGGAACATCGGCCACCAGAAGGTCAACAAGTGGTTCTTTGAACAGGTGTTCAGAAACCGCATCGATCAGATTCAGGGCGCGTTTGATCCGCTGAACACTCGGTTTTTCTGGTCGTACCCGACCGAGGACAGCGACTTCAACACCCACATTCTGGTTTACGACTGGTCGCTTCCCGACAAGCAATGGTCGGTGATCGAGGTAAGCACCTACGTCCTGACAGCGACGGCATTGGCCGGCGCGACCCTCGAAAGCCTTGATGATATCTCGGCGTCTCTGGACGCTCTGGAAATATCTCTCGACTCGCCCTTGTGGCAGGGCGGCCAGCCGGTTTTCGGCGCGATCGATTCCTCCAAAAAGCTCGCCTATTTTCAGGGCGACAACATGGAAGCCACGATCCGTACCGGGCATTACAATCTCGCTGAGGGAAGGCGAGTGTTTGTGTCGTCCCTGTCGCCACTCCTTGATACATCGGACGTCACGGCGCGGGTCTGTAAGCGCCAGAGGCTTGCCGATGGCAATGACTGGACCGGATTTTCGGCCATGCAGGCAAGCGGGGCCATTCCGGTCAGGGCAGACGGCAAAATCCACTGCTTTGAGTATGTGATCGGACATGCGGCCAACTGGACGCACTTCATGGGCGATGAAGTGACCTACATGCCGAGCGGGTCGCGATGAGAACGACGGACCCGAACAGCTTTACGGGTCGCGATACAAACGATCTTGCAAGGCTCCTGGCGCGCAAGGTCAAGGCGGTCGAGGATGCGCTTGCGGCTTTGGCGGCAGTAGAAGCGGTCGTTGCCGGCACGGGAATAGCTGTCGATGCGACGGACCCGCAGAACCCGGTTGTTGCCTTAAGTGCGGGCGCCCAGGCGTCGCTTGCTCTTGCCGATAGCTCGGTTCAGCCAGCAGACCTCGCGGCGGTCGCGACAAGCGGTGCTTATAACGACCTGACCGGGAAGCCGACGCTCGGTGCGCTGGCCGATCAAGACACCGTGAATGACGATGATTGGTCTGGTACGGACCTTTCGGTGGCCAATGGCGGAACCGGGCGCAGCTCCCACACTGCTTACGCGGTACTTTGCGGGGGCACCACCGGAACCGGGGCGCAACAGTCCATAGCTTCGGTCGGAACGTCCGGTCAGGTGCTTACGAGCAACGGCGCGTCGGCACTTCCAACGTTTCAGGATGTCGCGGCGGGGGTTAGCCCCCCAACGTCTTCTGCCTTTCCAGTGAATCTCTGGGCTGTTTGTTATTACGACGATGGCGCGCTCCCGACAGTAGCCAACGGGGCGACCACGGCGGGCAGTACAGTTTTCTCCCTGAGAATCAATGACGGCGTTGTGTCGAAGGGTGCAGCACAATCGGGGACGTGGAGAAACATTAGCGGCAACACACTGGATCGCGATGACTGCGGCTACTTCGTAAGGACGGCGTGATATGCCCATGCTCGCATATTCATCCGTTTCCGACCCTGTTTATGCAAACCCCGAACAAACCCTTATCCGTTGCAATGTTGTATTTCCCCATCTTGGGGAAGATGCCGTACAATTCACGGCAGCGGAGTCGGACCCTGGCTGGGAGCATTCGGAGGAGATATTTGCCCGCTGTGTAGCGGGGGATTTCGGTCCGATAGGCGACTACGAAGAGCCAATCGTTCAGCAAGAACCGAAAGTCGCGGTGACATGCGTTGCCCGTATTTCCGGGGTTTCCCCGGCTGGCATCATTGATGGCGCCGGCATCATGGGTGTCACCCGCATTAGTGCCGGGCGATACAGGCTCACCCACACACACGAACAACCTGACACCAAGTATCAGGTGATCGCCACGGCGGAAGACAATGCCGTCCGCATTGTGCGGGGGTATTCACGGACGCTCTCATGGTGCGAGCTGCGTGTCACCGACAGCTCCGGGGCCGCAGCCGACGCTCGGGAAATATGCGTTCAAATCAGCAGGACAGCCTGATGCAGATGGAGAATGAATCGATGAGGTATTGCTTCTACAATCTCGACGGTGACGCGGAGACGCCCGTTTATGCCGGTATTGCGGACATAGCCGATCTTGGACCGCTTCTCATCAATCTGGTCGGCGTCGGTCATCCGTACTGGCTCTTCGAGGATGAAAACATTGGCATGCAGATCCTGCTTGCCGATGCGATTGCCATCGACTTCACCGATGCGCCGGTCTGCTCCTCTAACATTGTGACAAACCGCCAGCTGGCAGCAACCTGTCTGGCAAATCCCCCAACCGGGAAGATCACGATCGTCTGATGGTCGAGGTCGGCATTGTTCCGCCGTCCGATGTCGAGAAACATCAGAACATACTAAGGCCTTTTGTCCGAAAAATGGACAGGGCCGTTCCCGGTCAATGGACATGGGAATACGTCAAGCGCGAGGCGGAGTTGTCACGGCTTCACCTCTGGATCGCCTCTGACGGCAAAAGCCTTCTGATGGTTGTCGGATGCCGCTTCGAGCAGCTTCCCGGTGGCCGTAGGTACTATGACATCATGTTCGCCGCCGGGGGGCATTTGGCGGGCGTGTTTCATCCAATGATGGACAAGTTTGAAGAGGTCGCGAAGGCGGCCGGGGCTGTCGTGCGCGTTCCGATCGGACGGCGCGGCTGGAAACGACTGATGACTGAGCGCGGCATGAAAGTGACCGGCTACTGCTACGAGGCGACATAAATGGGCAGCATGTTCGGCGGTAGTGACACTACCAAAACCACGAGCGAGCCGTGGAAGAAGGCGCAGCCTTATCTTGAGCAGGGCTTCAAGTTCGGCGGAGACCTTCTGAACCAGACGCAGGCCAATCCGCAGGCTTATGCCGGTCCGCGCGTAGCCGGGTTCTCCCAGCCCTCACAGATGGGCTTGAATGCCACGGTCGGGAACGCCCTTCAGGGCTCTCCGATTGCTGGCAATGCGATGGGCGCGCTGAACAGCGTCACGTCGAACATGGGCGTCTCTGACCCCATGTTGAATGCAACTCAGGGAGCCAATGCTGTAGCTACAGGCCAGATCGGCGCCAACTCGATCGGCAACAATCTTTCGGGGGTCGCTCAGGGCCAGAATCTCGGCCAGATGAATCCTGCGCTTCAGCAGGCCATCCAGGGCCAGATGGGCTCCGCGATGGACCGCATCAACGCGGAGTTGTCCGCACGCGGTCGGTCGGGGGCCTCGACAAACCTCGCATCCCGCGCCGGCCAGGCCCTGGGTTCGATCGGCATCAATGCCGCAGCCCAGAACTACGAGAACGAAGCCAACCGCATGATGCAGGCCAACCAGATGATGTCTGGCGAGCAACTTGCGAACATCGGCAATATGACGAATGCGGGCATGGGGCTTGCGGGCATGTTCGGTGATGCACAGTCGAGGGCGCTTCAGGGTGCCGCTCTTGCCCCGGCTCTTGATCAGATGCGCTTTACCGATGCCGACGCGCTTATGCGGGCGGGCTCGGCTTACGATACCCAGCAGCAACAGACGCTCGACGCGATGCGTTCGCAGTATGAAGAAAACCGTGACATCCCGTGGCAGAGGTTCCAGCAGTTCGGCAATACGATCGGCGGTGTGGCGAGTCCTTACGGAACTCAGACCCAGACCCAGCCGGGGCAGTCGCCTATTTCAAGTGCCATCGGTGGCGGGATTGCCGGTCTCGGCATGTTCGGCGGCCCTCTGGGCATGCTTGGTGGCGCTGGCCTCGGCCTTCTCGGAGGGTTGTAAATGTCGAAAGCCCAGCCCGTCGGCAGAACATGGAACCGCGAAAAGCACCAGTATGAGGGGCGGTACAACCCAAGCGGGGCGACCGTTGCGGCGCCCGCGCCGACATCTCCGACCTATCAGCCGCCCAATCCCCAGCCAGGAACCCCGGAGTACGATCAAGCCTATAACGGCATGATTGAGGGGTCGATCGGCTATACGCCCATACAGCCCGGCCAGCAGGTTCCCGGCATGTTTCAGATGCAGGGGCAGGGTGTTCCAAACATAACCCAGCCCGGCCACGCTCCGGGCGGCATGTTCTCAGGTCTTTACGGCGCGCCGTCTCCCTATGGCGGGATGTTTGGAATGTTCGGAGGTCAATGATGTTCGGCATGTTCATGAAGCGCCCCGAGCAGGCTCCCGTCGCTCAGTCGTTCCAGATGCACAACCCGACGCTTGCGATGATGGGCTTGGGTATGATGTCTGGACGCAATAACCGCGATGCGTTCGGCAACGCGATGCAGGGCGCGATGATCGGAAACCAGATGGGCCTTGCCCAGCAGAAACAGGCCGAGGAACGCAAGGCACGCGAAGCGCTTAACCAGTACATCGGCGGGCAGGGTCTCGATCCGCAGACAGCGGCGATGCTTCAGTCAAATCCGCAACTTGCTCAGTCGTTCGTGAAGGACAAGCTGAGCCCCGGCACATCGACCACGGCGGACCTTCAGGAATACGCGGCGGCGAAAAAAGAAGGCTTCGAGGGCAATTTCGTGGACTGGAAGGCCCGCGCCCGTGGAGGCGCGACCGAACTCAGCCTGACGCCCCAATACGGTCTTGACGCGCAGGGGAACCCGGTTCTCATACAGATCGGCAAGGATGGTCGCGCGGTACAGACGGCGCTTCCCGAGGGCGTTCAGCTTGATCGTTCATGGATCAACGCCCAGAACGAAGCGGGCAAGCTTCGCGGTCAGGCACAGGCCGATCTTCCGGCGGCGATGGAAACCGCGAACCAGGCTGTCCGCGTGATTGATGAGGCCCTTGCTCATCCCGGCCGCGAAACCGCAACGGGCAAGAGCGGCATGGTTGATCCGCGCAATTACATGGCGGGTACAGAGGCCCGCGATTATCAGGCCTATCACAACCAGATCAAGGGTAAGGCGTTCCTTGAGGCCTATCAGTCGCTCAAGGGCGCGGGACAGATCACCGAGGTCGAGGGCCTGAAGGCTGAACAGGCCGTCGCGCGTCTTGACCTTGCCCAGACAGATGAGTCCTACAAGAAGGCTCTTGAAGACCTTCGGTCGGTTATTCAGGCGGGCATGGAGCGCGCCAAGCAGCGCGCGGGTGTCTCTTCGCCTCAGCAGACCGGCGGCCCAAAACAAATCAACTCCCCTGAGCAGTACCAGTCGCTTCCCCCAGGGAGCCAGTACATAGCCCCCGACGGATCGGTAAGGACGAAACGCTGATGGCAAACTGGTGGGATAAAGACCCGATCGCCCAGCCTGCTCAGGCCCCCAGCAATTGGTGGGATAATGATCCCGTCCAACAGATTCAGGGTGCCCAGCCGGCCAACCCGGTGGAGCCAGGAGGGCAGCGGTCCTCTGGTTATGACATGCTTGAAACTGGTGTCGGCGGGTTTCTCGAGGGGCTTCCGGTTGTCGGGCCGTTTATCCGATCAGGTGTCGAGAAGGCTGCGGCGGCGACCGATGCCGCTTTTACCGATCGCACCTACGCCGACAACCTGAAATTCATCGAAGAGGACAAGAAGCGGCTGAAGGAGCAGAATCCGGTCACGGATACTGTCTCGCAAATTGCGGGCGGCATGGCGGGCATGGCTCCTGTGGTCGCGGCGGCTCCGGCGGCGTTTGGAGCAGGATCCGGTTCGCTTTTGTCCAATGTCGCGGCCGGTGGCGTGTCGGGCGCGGCTGTTGGCGGAGCGGACGCATGGGCGCGCGGTCAGGACCCGAAGACGGGTGCTCTTGTCGGCGGCGCGTTCGGCGCGGCGGCTCCCGTGGTCGCAAAAGGCGTCGGCGCCATCGCTGATAAGGTTATGCAGGGCCGCGCCAACTCTCAGGCGATCAAAACCGCGCCTTCGGTGGATGAACTGAAGGGAATGGCTCAGGGAGCGTATAAAGAGGCGGAAGAAGCCGGTCTTCAGATCAGCGGCGATGCGTTCGCCCGCAAGGTTCAGGAAATAGCCCTGAAGGCCCAGAGAGAGGGGCTTGATCCGACCCTTCACCCTCAGGCGACGGCGGCTCTTAGGCGGCTTGGCGATACGATCGGCACCGAACCGACGCTTCAGGATCTTGACATTCTGAGGCGTGTTGTCGGATCGGCCGCCAATACATTCGACAACCCCGACAACGCCCGCATTGCATCCCAGATGCGGGATTCGCTTGACGATCTTCTCGAAGGGCTTCAGCCGAAGGACGTTCTTGCCGGCGATGCCCTGAAGGGGTCGATGGCGCTGAAGAAGGCCCGCGATCTATGGGGTCGCGCTCGCAAGACGGAAGTGATTGAACAGATGTTCGAGCGCGCCAAGACGAGCGCCCCGAACTTCTCCGGTTCCGGTTATGAGAACGCACTTCGCACCGAGTTCAGAGGTCTCGCCAAGAACCTCAAGAGGCTGAAGCAGTTTTCTCCGGCCGAGCGTCAGGCGATCATGAAGGTCGCGCGCGGCGGGCCGATCGAGAACGTGCTTCGCCAGCTTGGCAAGTTTGCCCCGACTGGGGTTGTCAGCACGGCACTTTCGGGCGGTCTTGGATTTGGTGTCGGCGGGGGGCTGGGGGCGGTTGCTCTTCCGACAGCAGGCGCGCTGGCGCGGCAGGCTGCGACCCAGATGACGGGGCGCAATGCCGAATTGGCTAGCGCCTTGGCTCGTCGCGGTCGTGACGGTCTTCCGGCCGCTCAAATGTCAGCAGAGGCAATGCGCCGTCTTTTGACCGGAGGTCAGGCAGCAGGCGTTGGCCTTGCGGCGGGAGTGCGGAAGGAACTGGCGCCGTAAGGCGGTCATACAGCCACGCCCAGAAGAACATGAAGAGTATTCCGGCTCCAAGGGCGTAATCATGCCAGCCGCCGGCGTACCAGAATTTAGCGAAAACCAGAGGAAGTCCGGTCGTTACAGCGATCAAGGACCACCACATCGGCGGTCTCACTGAGGCGCCCTTAGCGTCTCGGGGTCGATGCTCTGAGTCTGTACGGGTTTAGCGCTTTGCTTCCACGCCTTTGAGCCGGGGGCGAAGGCGTCAGGTTCATTGATGCGCTGTACGGCCTTCTGGTCCGCGAAATAGTTCCAGACGCGCTTCGTCAGCATCGACTGCGAAAAGCTCATGTCCCCGCGAATGAAGGGGATCGAGAAAATTATCGTCACCAGCAAGATCACGACAGACGCGCCCAAGGCGTGAGGCTGAGGTTTCATGGCTCGTAACATCTATATCGATCCCAAGGACCTGGATGCCCTGTCACGGGTGGCCTATGCCGAAGCGGCGACGATTAACGATCCGCGCAAGTATAGCTCTGTTGCCGATTCCATTGTCAACCGAACTGCGGCCGGAGGCTGGTTCGGCGGCGATGTGCAGAGCGTTATCAACAAACCGAAACAGTACACGCCCGTTAATCCATATGGTTCGTGGACCGGCCTCAACAAGGCCCCGGCGAATGTCGAAACGGACATGGCCCGCCATATGTCGGAGCGAGCGTTTGGCGCGCCGTCTACGGTCGGGGATGCTACCCATTACCTGAATCCTTCGGTTCCATCGACCGCCTTTGCCAAGAAAACCTGGGCCAAGGAATTTGGTTCATGGCCCTCGGTCGGGTTTGGCAAACTTGCTCATGTGTTTGGTGCCCCTGATACGCCGGGCGGCGTGCCGGAACATACAATTTCACTGTCACCCCAGATTCAGGCCGAAATGAGCGGCGTCTATGACGCGCCCGATATGGTCGGCGGCGGGGTGTTCGGTTCTCTTCCGTCCACAGACCCCAGCCTGTCCTACGGGCTGGAAGGTGCGCCGGTACAGACCCAGAGCATAGCCAGTAATCCCGCTGGGTCTCTCGGGGCTCCGGTCATGGGCGGTAGCCTTGCCGGATTTGGTCCGCAGACAAGCGCCTTCGACAGCCGCTATTCAAATCCCGGTTTCGATACTGTGGACACACGTCCTTCGGATGCGCCGCTGTCAACTCCGTTTGGAGCGCCTTCAGCGGCTCCCGATCCCTATGCGAGCGACATGGCGATGTCCGCTGCCCGGGCGGCGGGACAGATGGTCGGCGGCATGGCGCAGATGTCCGATCCTACTTATGGGCTCAGGGCTCAGGCCGAAAGACTTTCTACCCCAGGCTCGCCGGTTCCCGCCGGCCCTGTAAGCGCGCCGCAAGACCCCGGCTGGAAGTCAGTCAATACCGTTTCGGTGGCGGGGCTTTCTCCATCCCAGATCGGGGAAGCGCCGCAAGCTGCTCCAATGTCCGCGCTGGACAATCCGGTCCGGCAGAGGATCGACCAGGCGTTCGGCCAGTTTGCGCCGGGACCCGTGCAGGGTCCACAGGCTCTGGCGGCAACGCCCGCAACCGTCAATCGTATCGATCAGGCTTTCTCCCAGGTCCCGAGCGGTCCGGTTCAGACCGTCGATGCTCTACGTGCCCCGTCTTTGCCAAGTCCGATGAGCGCGGCTCTGACACCTTCGATGCCAAGCCCGATGTCGCCGGCACAGTCTTTCAACGCACTCTCACCCGAAGCCATGAACGCGCCTCCGGGGATGATGGGCGCGCTTGGGCCGATGGCGCCGGGGGCGATGTCACCGATGCAGTCACAGGCCTTCAGCCCGACACAGGTGGCGTCTGTTGCTCCGGTTTCCGCTCCGCAGGCTCTTGGCGCTCCAGCGATGCCGATGGCGCGGCCTCCAAGCATGATGGCAACTCCGGCGCCGGCCGTCACGGTCGCGGCTCCAGCGGGTTCCCTGAATCCGCAAACGCAGCAGGATGCGCAGCAGACCTCAGTCGCCCCGGCCATGAGCCCAACGGCTGGCATGACATCGGCCGGCGACTTCGCCCGCGCCAACGCCATGCAGATCGACGCGAAAAAGGCTGCCGTGAATTCGGCCGGCCCGGAAAAGGGCGGGCTGATGGATTCCATCGGCAAGGCTCTCGGCTTTGGCGGGAACAAGGGAATGGGCGGGACGAAGGGCGGCAGCTCGGGAGGCGGCGGATCGTCGTCTTCGGGTGGAGGCTCGTCCGGCTCCAAGGGCGGCTCTCCGTCTTCGCGTGGCGGCGGCACGGCCTCCAAGCGCGGCAAGTCCGGGCGCGGTTCAGGCAAGGGCGCCTGGTAACAACACTCCAAAAAATTCAGGAAGAAGGGCAACGGCGCGATGGCGAATCCGTATCTCTGGAGCACGACTGCATCGGAAAATGCCAGTGCTGACCCGGACATCAACTGGGCGGAATTTCAGACGGCTGGCTCGGTCAACAACTCAGCGCGCGCCATGATGGTGGCCCTGAAGCTTCTTGTGGAAGCACAGGGCGGCAAGGTGTCGTCCGGCGGCAGCTCCAATGCTTACACCCTGACAAGCGGATTGAGCCTTGCAAGTCTCGTGGACGGGGTGAGGCTTCATTTCGTCGCCAATCACTCGAACTCAGGCGCATCTACGATCAACGTCGATTCCCTCGGCGCGAAGAAGCTGCGCAAGGTCGATGGGGGCGGCGAAGTCGCACTGACCTCTGGGGATATTATCTCTGCCGGCCATTACATCATTGAGTACGATGCGAGCGCGGATTCTGCGGCGGGCGCGTTTATCCTGCTCAACCCTGTTCCGATCACGCCTGCCGATATTGGCGAAACACTCGCGGACGCCACCGGCAAGACCACTCCGGTTGACGGTGACAGCGTTCCACTGACCGATAGCGCGGCCTCGAACACTCTTAAAAAGGTGACGTGGGTCAATATCAAGGCAACCCTCAAGTCTTACTTTGACACCCTCTATTACAGTGTCGGCGGAACTGATGTTTCTCTAGCGGACGGCGGCACGGGCGCGTCTCTCGCAGACCCCGGCGCAGACCGGATCATGTTCTGGGACGATAGTGCCGGAGCGACCGCCTATCTCACGGCCTCGACCGGACTGGAAATCAGCGGCACATCCATAACCGTCCGTTCCGCGTCCGAGGCGCAGACCGGCATTGTTGAGCTTGCGACGACGGCGGAGGCCGAAACTGGAACCGATACCGCGCGTGCGGTGACGCCTGCCGGTGTCGCGGCCTATGTCGCGGCGAATGGCGGCGGAACGCCAACCTTGCTCGAGACCATCTCCACAGCCAGCGGCACATCGAAGGTCTTTGACAGCATTCCGGGCACATACAAATCACTGATGTTCGTTTTTGATAGCGTCGGCACATCGCTATCGACCAGCAACATTCGGATCGCCGCTTCGATAAACAACGGATCGGCATATGGCACGGCCGTCACCATCTACGATGCTACGGGGACCGGCGACAGCGTGAACGGGACCGTGGAGGTAGTTCTATATGCCGTAGAGGCGGCTAGTAAAAGTGTCAGGTCTGTTCTTACAAACGGAACGGTATCTTCCGGTTCGCAAACAAGCGGCTCCAAAGTCGAAGGGGGATCTGGCGTTATCGATGCCATCCAGTTTGATGTAGATGCCGGGGCGTTCGACGGCGGGTCGATCAGCCTGTACGGCATGCCCTGACATACCAGTCGTCGTATCGACTTAGTTCCGGCCATTTCCGCACGAACCCGAACCTGGAAAGAAGCTCGAATATCTGCTCCCGAAGTGCGGTGTAGTTATGCTCAACGGCAATGGCCTTTATCTGCCATCTGTTGAAGTCAATCGTCTTCAAGATGTCGAGTTCACTGCCTTCGGTATCGATTGAAAGGAAGGCGATAGAGCCTGATGGCGAAGCGGCCGAAAGAAGCGTGTCAGCAGTGATGGTGCTGACGGAAATCCGCCGAAACGCGGACATTCTCTGCGTTTCTCTTTTGTCACCGGGGTTCACGCTTGCAATGCGGGAAAGCTGCGGAACGTCGGACGCTATGAAATCCACCGTATCGCCGTCCTGCATGAAGACCGCGCTGTTAAAAACTGAGCAGGTGCGGTTCCTGGCTAGTGCCTCGGCATAGCGGGGCTGTGGCTCCGCTACGGCACCAGTCCAGCCGAAGCGGCTTTCAAGGAGATAGGTGTTGCTGTGGTGGATGCCGTCACCGGCTCCGATCTCCACAAATGTTGCGGGCTTGGTCCCGCACTCCCAGAGAGCCCAAATATCCTGCCGGTTCTGCGCGTAGGTTTGCCCCATATCAGCGGAAAACCGCTCAAAGGCAGCTTGGTCGTCTTTGGCCATCGGCAAATCCAATTGAAGTGTCGGGGAGTTAGAATCCGCGCAGGGCGGCGCCGGCACCTTTAGGCATTACCCCTGAACATACGTGACGGCCTCCCCGGCGGAGCAAGCCTGTCACAACCTATTTTCGATTCATACAACATTTTGGAGACGTGAATGAACCGCGCTGCGTTCTTCACCAGCGTCCGCGCGACTCTGTTCGGCGGAAGGCTGAAGCCCAGTCAGGTCGGCGGCATGGAACGCATTCTGAACGAATGCGAGGCCCAAAGCGTCACCGACAAGGGCCACGTAGCCTACATCCTAGCTACGGCATATCACGAGACCGCGTTCACGATGCAGCCGGTCACCGAATACGGCAGCGAGAAGTATCTGAAGGGCAAGAAATACTGGCCCTATGTCGGTCGTGGTTACGTCCAGCTCACATGGGATTTCAACTATCGGGACTGGGGCAAGCGCCTTGGCCTTGATCTTCTGAAGAACCCGGATCTCGCAAAAGACCCGAAGATCGCGGCCCGCATTCTGGTTCAGGGCATGATCCTTGGAACCTTCACGGGCAAGAAGCTAACCGACTATATCAACGGCCCGAAGCGCGATTTTGTGCGCGCGCGCCGCGTCATCAATGGCTCAGACAAGGCGGCGCTGATCGCGCGACACGCCGGGAACTTTCTGAAGGCCCTGTAATCCCTGCGCCGGGGCAAGGCGATTTTACCTACAATCTGGAGAAGTACCATGAACTTCGAGCAAGTGAAGGGCATTCTTGAGCGCGTGCTTACGATTGGCATTACGTGGGCCGTTGCCAAGGGCATCGTTCCCGAAGCGCTTCAGGGCGACCTCGTGACCTTCGGCCTTCTCGGCCTGTCGCTGGTGTGGGGCTACTGGGTCAACCGCCCGGCTGTTCTCGCCGCCGCTGCTGCAAAGACCGCCTGAGATGTGGGATTGGCTGGCGCGCGTCTTTCTGGGCGTTTTCCTCGACCGCTTGAGAAAGTGGCTTGACGAATACCTGGAATACCGCGCCGGCCGCGAACTCAAGGGCCGAGCCGATGCGCAGATCATTCGCGAGCATACTCCTCTTGACGATGGCGCTGTCGATAAGCGGCTGCGCGACGGTAAGGGTTAAGCACGCTGGCGAC